GGTAAACCTGTAATGAATGGTTATGAACCCAAACATGTAAATTTAGAACATATGATCCGTACTAATGAAGAGACGGATCATGAAGTTCTTTCAATTATTGAAGAGAGTTTCTTCAACGATATAATGCAAGATTTACCAGAAGAAGAACTGGAACTCTTGCACACCTACGATCTTGATACTGCTATTAATGGCAGTGTTGGTGTTGCATATGTTGATGCAATGAAAAGGTCTACCTCTGCTGGTTTTCCTTGGCGTGAAGTTAAGAGGAAACACCTTGTTGAACAAGAAGACACTGATAGAGTTAAATTGACACCCGAATTGGAAAAACTTGTTCAAGAAATTGAAGAAAATTATTTAAGTGGGCATAGAACTAACCCAGTCTATGCTGCTACTTTTAAAGATGAACCTACATCTTTGGAAAAAATTGCAATTAAGAAAACACGTGTATTTTGTGCTGCTCCTATGGATTATTCCGTAGTAGTGCGCAAATATATGTTATCTCTTATTCGCGTTATCCAGAGGAACCCCATAGTTTTTGAAACAGCTGTTGGAGTTCAAGCACAATCTGTACAATGGGAAATATTTTATAATCATATTGTACAACACGGTACGCATAAGATTATTGCTGGAGACTATTCTAAATTTGATAAGAAAATGGCTCCTGCTTTTATTCTTAGTGCTTTCCGTGTCCTTAAGCGTTTAGCCGCTAAAGGTAATTATACTTCAGATGAATTACGAGTAATTGATTGTATTGCACATGATACTGCTTTTCCAGTAACTGATTTCTTTGGAGATCTAGTTATGTTTCATGGAACTAATCCATCTGGACATCCTTTGACTGTTATTATTAATTCAATTGTTAATAGTCTTTATATGCGTTATGCATATTTTATGTTGAATCCCAAACAAAATTGTGAAACTTTTCGAAAGAATGTTTCACTAATTACATATGGTGATGATAACATTATGAGTGTGCATGATAGTTCACCATGGTTTAACCATACCAAAATTCAAATTGCTTTGAAAAGAATTGGTGTTGGCTATACTATGGCTGAAAAAGAAATGGAATCTATTCCATATATTGATATTCGTGAAGCATCTTTCCTTAAACGCAAATTTGTATACAATCGTGATATTGGAGCCATTGTGGGTCCAATTGAACATGCGTCAATAAGTAAAATGCTTACGAAATGTGTTAGGAACATTAATTACGTTCCTGAACAACATATGTTAAGTGTTTTTCGTTCCGCACTAGATGAATATTTCTGGTACGGAAAGA